CCCCTTGGGGATGCCGTAGTCCTTGCTGGTCTGGCGGCCAATCGTCCAGCCCATCCACCGCGTCACTGCCGCGTCGATGGCCTGCTGGATCGTGTGGCCCCGCAGCATCTCATTGAGGACGTCATCCGCAAAGTGGCGTCCGTAGCGGCTGTCGAGGAACAGCCTGACCGACTCGAGGGGCTGGTGAGCGGCGTCCGAAATCGCGGTCATCGCGATCGGCCAGGCGGCTGCGGCCTTATCGTTCATCGTGCCAAAAAATCCCCAGGCATCATTCTGGGTGGCGGGGATTTGGGTGGTCTTGGTCATTTCGAGCTCCTTCGGGTGTGTGGTGGCGACACCCGTATGAACGCGCTGTTTGATTGAGAAGCCAAGCTATTTATCGAAGAACTTGAATCAATTTTCCGAGGCGATCTTGTCGAGTAGTGTCATCGCCTGGCGATCGCCACTCAACGCGATGCGCAGGGTGCGCAGTGCCTGGTCAATACTGACTTCGGGCCGACGATTGTCGAGCAGCCAGCGGATCGCATTGGCCTGGTCGTTGCTAGGTGTCGGCGAGTCAATCGCCACCCCAACGTAGCGCCCGTAGCTGCCGCCGGAGGGATCGACGTAGAGGGTGGTGCGGCCGGGGGCGCTGACCTCCACGACTTGTCGTTGACCATTTGCATGGCCACCGCGTCCGGTAAGCCATTCGCGATCCTCCAGCAGGGTGCTGGCGAAGGCGTCGTACTCGGCGGCAGTCAGTTCCTTGCGGAACTCGATCGCGATAGGCTCAAGCGGTGCGCTCGGGTCAGAGTTGTGAAGCACCTCATCGAGGCTGCAGGGTTTTCGGGTAAAACGGGCGCGTATGGTGGTGGTCATGGTGGTCTCCGGTTGTTGATTGATGTGACATGCGCATGAACGCGCTGTTCAATCAGGAAGCCAAGCACTTTTTGATGAAGAATGAATTGGTGGCAGAATCCCCGCTTTCCAACCAAGGGGAGTAAGCACCACATGAACAAATCGGAACTGATTGAAGCTCTGGCCGCCAAGACCGAGGTTTCCAAAGCCGCTGCCGGCAAGTCCGTCGACGCTCTGGTCGAGATCATCACTGCCGCTGTTGCCAAGGGCAACGACGTGGCCCTGATTGGCTTCGGCACCTTCAAGGCATCGAAGCGCGCTGCCCGTACCGGCAAGAATCCGAAGACCGGTGAAGCGCTGAAGATCGCGGCCACCACGGTTCCGACGTTCAAGGCTGGCGCCGCCTTCAAGGCCGCCGTTGCCCCGAAGAAGAAAGCCAAGAAGTAAGATAGAAATAAGCCCGTCTCCATGGGGTGAATCAGGGCGGTGCCGGGTGACCGGGCCGCCCTGATTGTTTTGCGGATCAGATGATCCGGTAGATGCGCTCACTACCCTCGGCCTTGTCCGACGTGAGGTTGAGCCCGAGCTTCTTTTTGAAGGCCCCGGCAAAGGTGCCGCGCACCGTATGCGCCTGCCATCCGGTGGCCGCGCAGATCTGGCTGATGGTGGCGCCCTCAGGGCGTTGCAGCATCTGGATCACGGTGGCCTGCTTGCTGTTGTCGCGCATGCGGGGCTTGCCCTCGACGCCAACCTTGAGCAGTCGCTGGGCAGCGACCTGTTTTTCTTGCGCCCAGTTGGCCTCCGCGGCCGCCACGGCGGCCTCAACCTCCGGATCGGGGTGAAGGGTCGCAGGCGTTGGCCGGTCGCGCCCAAGTGCGTCGTAACCCTCGGCGGCGACGAAGTAGTTGTCCTGGCCGTCGCGGGTGATCAGGGCCTTGTTGAAAAGTCCCTGGATAACTTTCTGGCGGGCACCGCCCTTGACGTTGTCGGGAAACCAGACGATCTGGCCATTGGTCTGGTCGATGGCGTGTTCGAGGATGTCATACTGGGTCGTGCTGAGTGTGATGCGAGTAGTCATGATGATCTCCTGGTGGTGGGTGATGTTCAGTCTTCGAAGACGATGCGGCCGTCGAGGGTGATCCAAAGGCGGGCGTCCTCGATCGTGGCCATCTCGCGCGTCTCGCGGCCGGTGGTCATCCAGACGCCGTCCTTGCCCGTGTAGGTGTAGGTCTTGCCGTCGTGGATGACCTCAACTGGCAGGTTCTGGTGAAACTCGACATCGACATTCATCCAGCCGCGCAGGCGATGGTTGGTGTCGATGACTTTGGCCTCGATGGTCTGTTTGCTGTTCATGCTCTGCTCCTCGCGTGTGGTGATGGTGATTGCATGAACGCGCTGTTCTGGAGGAAAGCCAAGCTCTGAATCGCAACGTTGAAGAACATCTGCGTTGGGCTTGATGTAGATCATGGGTCTGTCGATACGCGCTTACGCCCGGCATCGCGGCGTCTCTCACGTGGCGGTCAAGAAGGCGATCGATAGCGGGCGCATCACGCCAGAAGAAGATGGCACGATCGAGCCGAACCGGGCCGATCTGGAGTGGGCGCAGAACACGGTGTCCGCCCGGAAACCCGCCCCGACGAAGGCAGCACCCGCTGCAGTCGAACCGCCGCGCGCACGGACGGTCGAGCCAGCGGAGCCGGCGGCCCCCGTTCTTTCGGCTGGTGGTACCTCGCTGCTGCAAGCCAGGACGGTCAACGAAGTCGTTAAGGCGCAGACCAACAAGGTCCGTCTAGCGCAGCTCAAGGGTGACCTGGTCGACCGATCGCAGGCCATCGCGCATGTGTTCCGGCTGGCTCGCACCGAACGCGATGCCTGGCTCAACTGGCCAGCACGCATCTCGGCACAGATGGCGGCCAAGTTGGAGCTAGACGCCCACGAATTGCACGTGGCCTTGGAATCCGCCGTGCGCGATCACCTGATCGAACTCGGCGAACTGCGTGCCCGGGTGGATTGATGGAACTGGAAGAATATGAAGGCGCGCTCGACATCGAACGTGCCTGGCGGGAGGGGCTCGTCCCGGATCCGCTGCTGTCGGTGTCCGAGTGGTCCGACCGGCATCGGATGCTGTCCTCGAAAGCCTCCTCGGAACCGGGGCGATGGCGTACCAGCCGCACGCCGTATCTGAAGGAGATCATGGATTGTCTGTCGCCGACCTCACCGGTCGAGCGGGTGGTGTTCATGAAGGCCGCCCAGCTGGGTGCGACCGAGATGGGATCGAACTGGATCGGCTACGTGATTCACCACGCCCCAGGTCCGATGATGGCAGTCTGGCCGACCGTGGAAATGGCCAAGCGCAACTCCAAGCAGCGGATCGATCCGCTGATTGAGGAGTCGCCAATACTGAAGGAACTGATCGCACCGGCCCGGAGCCGCGACTCGGGCAACACCATCCTGGCCAAGGAGTTCCGTGGCGGCGTACTGGTGATGACCGGGGCGAACAGTGCAGTGGGCCTGCGCTCGATGCCGGTGCGTTACCTGTTCCTCGACGAGGTGGATGGCTATCCGCTCGACGTCGATGGCGAGGGTAATGCCGTGGCCTTGGCCGAGGCCCGCACGCGGACCTTTGCCCGCCGAAAGATTTTCATTGTTTCGACACCGACGATTGCCGGCGTCAGCACCATCGAGCGCGAGTACGAGTCCAGCGACCAGCGCCGCTTCTTCGTGCCGTGTCCGCACTGCGGTCACCGGCAGTGGCTTCGATTCGAACAACTTCGGTGGGAACGCGGCGAGAACGGCACCTTCCCGGACACCGCCGCCTACGTCTGCGAATCCTGCGAGGTGCCGATTCCCGAGCACCACAAGACCTGGATGCTGGAGCACGGCGAATGGCGGGCCATGGCCGAAGGGAACTACCGCACGGCGGGGTTCCACCTGTCGTCGCTGTACAGCCCCATCGGCTGGCGTAGTTGGAAAGACATCGCGATCGCCTGGGAGCGTTCCATCAGCAAGGAGTCCGGATCGTCAGCCGAGATCAAGACCTTCAAGAACACCGAACTCGGGGAAACCTGGGTCGAGGAAGGCGAAGCCCCTGACTGGCAGCGCCTGCTGGAACGCCGCGAGGACTTCCGTATAGGCGCAGTCCCTGTCGGCGGCTTGCTCCTGACCGCCGGTGCTGACGTGCAGAAGGATCGCATCGAAGTCTCAGTCTGGGCCTTCGGCCGTGGCAAGGAATCCTGGTTAGTCGAGCACCGCGTCCTGATGGGTGATACGGCCCGCAACGAAGTCTGGCAATCGCTGGCCGCCGTCATGCGCGAGACCTGGACACATGAGACAGGTTGCCAGATGTCCCTGTCGCGCCTGGCACTCGATACCGGCTTCGCCACGCAGGAAGCCTATGCCTTCGTCCGGCAGTTGCGCGATTCTCGACTGATGGCGGTCAAAGGGGTGGCGCGCGGCGCGGCCCTGGTCGGTACGCCGACGGCCGTCGATGCCACCACGGGCGGCAAGAAGCTTCGTCGAGGCATCAAGGTGTTCTGGGTCGCTGGCGGCATTGCCAAGCTGGAGTTCTACAACAACCTGCGCAAGGCGCCGGAAGTCGCCGAGGACGGCGTGACGGTTCGCTACCCAGCTGGCTTCGTGCACCTGCCCAAGGTTGATGCCGAGTACCTGCAGCAGTTGTGTGCCGAGCAGTTGGTAACCCGGCGTGACCGCAACGGCTTCGCCATCCGCGAGTGGCAGAAGATGCGCGAGCGCAACGAGGCGCTCGACTGCTACGTCTATGCCCGGGCGGCTGCCGCTGCATCCGGCCTCGATCGCTTCGAGGACAGGCACTGGCGCGAATTGGAAAAACAACTCGGGATCGCTACCGGTGATCCCCCTGAATCACCTGACACAAACGATATCGAGGCCACCCATAGCGGTGGCCTCGCTGTTTCTGGCGCTCGCAGTTCGGGACGTCAATTGATCCGCAGCCGCTGGCTGACCTGAAACCCTTCACAAAAGGAAATCGCATCATGAGCCTGCAAACCCAAATCCACAGCCTGGTCATCCGTGTTGCCGACGAGTTCAAGACGGTCTACTCGAAGATCGGCAATCTCTCGTCACTGTCCACCACGGACAAATCAACCCTGGTGGCCGCCATCAACGAACTCAAGGCGGCCATCGCAGCGGTTGCGGTCATCGATGATCTGGCCCCGGGTAGTACCACGACGACCTTCTCGGCCTCCAAGATCGTTACCTTGCTCGATGCCCTGCGTGCCCAGATTCTGGGTGGCGCCGATGCCGCCTACGACACGCTGCTTGAATTGCAGCAGGCCCTGCAGAACGACCAGACCGGCATCGCGGCCCTGACGGCGGCCCTTGACAAGCGTGTCCGGTTCGATGCCGCGCAAACGCTCAACGCGACCGAGCAGGCACAGGCCCGGAGCAATATCGGCGCGGTGGCCAGCAGCGACATCGGTGACACTGCAACCGACTTCGTTGCCATCTTCGAAGCGCAACTGGCGGCCTGAACATGAGTCTGGCTGCCCAGATTGGAGCACTGGCCACCCGGCTCGCGAGGGAGATCAAGGCACTGGTACGCCCTGATCATCCCGGACTGGCCAGGGCGTGGGTGTCTTTCGGTTACAACGGCACGGCGATCCAGGTCGATGCCGCTTTCAACGTGACCAGCGTCACCCGGCTGGCCGCCGGCCGCTACCGGATCACCTTCGCGACACCTTTCGCTGACGCCAACTACTGCTGGCTTGCCTTCGCACGCAGTTCCGGCAATTCCGGCAGTGCCCGTACTGCCCTGGCCCGATCCACCTCGGATGCCAAGACAAGCACCTATGTCGAGGTGATCTGCTCGACCGGCAATACCTCGCTGGCCGACACCACCGAAATGAATCTCGTGGTGTATCGCTGATGGCGCATACCGAAGACCAACTGGCCGCCCTGGAACTGGCGCTGGCCAAGGGCGAACGCCGGGTCACCTTCGGTGACAAGACCGTCGAGTACCGCACCGTCGAGGAACTCCAGGCAGCCATCGATGCCGTCAAACGCGATCTGCATGACCAGGCGGTTGCTCAAGGTTTGTGGCCCCGGGCACCGCGTCAGATTCGGGTCACCACGAGCAAGGGGTTCTGACATGCGCTGGTTGAAACGCCTTTCACGCCAGATGTTCGGCGGCAATCCCATTCATGAAGCCGCCGGCGCCGGTCGGCGTTCGTTTGCCTGGCTACCAAGTAACCCGGGGGCCGTGGCGGCAATGACGGCAACCCAGACGGAACTGCGCACCAAGAGCCGTGACCTGGTGCGTCGCAATGCATGGGCCAATGCCGCCCTCGAATCCTATGTCGCCAATGCCATCGGCACCGGCATCAAGCCGCAGTCATTGGTCGCGGACCCGACAATCCGCGAGCGGATCCAGGCTTTGTGGCGCGACTGGACCCTGGATGCCGATGCGGCCGGCCTGACCGACTTCTACGGGCTGCAGGCGCTGGCCTGTCGCGCCATGCTTGAAGGTGGCGAAGCGCTGATCCGCATCCGCTACCGCCGCAAGGAGGATGGGCTGGCCGTGGCGCTGCAATTGCAGGTGCTGGAGCCCGAGCATCTGCCGGTGACTCTCAACACCACAGCGGAGAACGGCAACGTGATCCGCGCCGGCATCGAGTTCGATCGCCTCGGTCGGCGCGTGGCCTATCACCTCTATCGCACCCATCCCGAGGATGGTGCCCTGGCACCAATGTCCGGCAACGGCGGCATGGAAACCGTGCGCGTCGACGCCAGCGAAATCCTGCATATGTTCCGGCCGCTGCGTCCGGGCCAGATCCGGGGCGATGCCGAACTGGTGCGCAAGAAAACCGCCGCCATGTTCGCCGGCTTCATCACCCGTCTGGCCCCCGAAGACAACCTGATGGGCGAAGGCTCGGCCGACCCCAACGGTGTTGCCTTGGCCGGGCTGGAACCCGGCACGCTACAAATCCTGGAACCGGGTGAGGATGTGAAGTTCTCCCAGCCGGCCGATGTCGGTGCGAGCTATGCCGAGTTCCTGCGCATGCAGTTCCGGGCGGTTGCTGCCGCCATGGGCGTGACCTACGAGCAACTGACCGGGGATCTCACCCAAGTTAATTACTCCTCGATCCGCGCTGGACTCCTTGAATTCCGCCGTCGCTGCGAAGCGCTCCAGCATGGCGTGATCGTCCATCAGTTGTGCCGGCCAATCTGGCAGGCGTTCATCGAACAGGCCGTGCTCGAAGGCGCGTTGTCGCTGCCGGGTTATGCCCGGGGTGACCTGGCCAAGCGCCGCGAGTACCTGGCCGTGAAGTGGATTCCGCAGGGCTGGCAGTGGGTGGATCCGCAGAAGGAGTTCAACGCCATGCTCACCGCCATGCGCTCCGGCCTGCTGTCCCGTTCCGAGGCGATCTCGTCGTTCGGTTACGACGCCGAGGATGTCGATCGCGAGATCGCGGCGGATAACGCCCGGGCCGATGCCCTCGGCCTGGTGTTCGAGTCCGACCCGCGCCATGACCTGGCGGCGATGCCTGCCGCCCCCGTTCCTCCCGACAACCCGGAGAACCCCTGACATGAATCTGCCTCATCTGGCGTCCCGTCTCTACGGGACGCCGCTTCTGCTCGCCCGCGCCAAGCTGGATGTGATCCTCTCAGTCCTTGGCGAACGGGTGAACTGGCCAGAGACTGATCTGGCGACACCTCTGCTGCCAAAGCGGCCTGTGATCGACACCCCGGTGGGCATCGCACTGATCCCGGTGGTGGGCTCGCTGGTTCGTCGCACCGTGGGTCTGGATCCGGCTTCCGGGTTCACCTCCTACGCAGAGATCGCCGGCATGGTCGACGCCGCACTCGCTGATCCGAGTGTCGAAGGCATCGTGCTCGACATCGATTCGCCGGGTGGTGAAGCGGGGGGCGTGTTCGAACTCGGCGAGCGCATCCGTGCCGCCGATGCCGTGAAACCCGTCTGGGCAGTCGCCTCCGATACCGCCTTCTCGGCGGCCTATGCGATCGGTTGCTCGGCTTCCCGTCTGCTGATCAGCCGTACCGGTGGCGTCGGTTCCATCGGCGTGATCGCCATGCATGTCGACCAAACCGCCCGGGATGCTCAGCAAGGCTACCGCTATACGCCGATTACCGCCGGGGATCACAAGAACGACTTCTCCCCGCACGAGAAACTCGGTCCCGAGGCCCATGCCCGGCTACAGGCGGAAGTTGATCGCCTGTACGCCATGTTTGTCGACCACGTCGCCGTGATGCGACGTCTCGATACCGATGCCGTGCGGGCGACCGAGGCCGGCATCTATTTCGGCATGGACGCGGTGAGCGCCGGTCTGGCCGATGCCGTCGGCAGCCTCGATGCCGTGCTCGCCGAATTCAGCAGCTTTCTGGTGGCTCGCCGGGCGCGCGGCCACACGATATCCGATTCCTCGCGCCTGTCAGCCGTAACTCCCTCAACGCTTATGGAGAACTCCACCATGCCTTTGACTGACCCAGTCGATCAACCCCAAACGGATGAGCCGGTGCCTTCAGCCGCTCCCGAAGCGGACAAGCCAGTCGCCGATGAAGCATCCCCCGCGACCACCGACGCCAGTCGTGCCGATGCGGTCGCCATCGCCGAACTGTGCCAACTCGCTGGCCACCCCGAACTGACCGCTGCCTTCCTCGCCGAGGGCGTTTCCGAAGCCCATGTGCGCAAGGCGCTGCTGGCCTCCCGTGCGGACAGCCCGGAAATCCGCTCGACGATCTCGCCGGATGCCGCGCCGCCTCAGCAATCCCAATCTGCCGCCAATCCCTTAATGGCGGCCGTCAAGAAACTCACCGGAAAGGAATAAGCCATGCCCGTCATCACCGAAGGTCTCAACCTGGGCGATCTGCTCAAGTACGAAGCTCCCAACCTCTATTCGCGTGACCAGGTCACCATCGCCGCCGGCCAGAACCTCGTGATCGGCACGGTGGTCGGCATTGACGCCACCACGGCCAAGATCAAGCAGATCGACCCGGCCGCCACCGATGGTACCGAGGTCGCCGTCGGCGTGCTCGCTACCTCGGTCGACGCCAGTCTGATCGACCGCGAGGACGGGATCCTGATTGCCCGCCATGCCGTGGTTGCCGATCACGCCATCACCTGGCCTGCCGGCATCACCCCCCTGGACAAAGCCACCGCCATCGCCCAACTCAAGGCGGCCGGCGTGCTCGTTCGCCACGCCGTTTAAAGGAGACCTCTCATGCAGAACCCGTTCTCGAATCCCGCTTTCTCGATGGCGAACCTCACGGCCGCCATCAATCTCCTGCCCAACCGCTATGGCCGGTTGGAGTCCCTCAACCTGTTCCCGGTCAAGCCGGTGCGCTTCCGCCAGATCCTCATCGAGGAGAAGAACGGCGTGCTGAACCTCCTGCCGACGCTGCCGGTTGGCAGCCCCGGTACCGTGGGGCAACGCGACAAGCGCAAGATGCGCTCCTTCGTCGTGCCGCACATCCCGCACGACGATGTGGTGCTGCCCGAGGAAGTCCAGGGCCTGCGTGCCTTCGGCTCGGAATCCGAACTGGAAACGGTGGCTGGCGTCATGGCCCGCCATCTGGAGACCATGCGCAACAAGCACGCCATCACGCTCGAACACCTGCGCATGGGCGCGTTGAAGGGCATCATCCTCGATGCCGATGGCTCGACGCTCTACAACCTCTACGACGAATTCGGCATCGCCCCGAAATCCATCAACTTCGCGCTGGCCACGGACAGCACCAACGTCCGGCAGAAGTGCGTCGATACACTGGCGCACATTGAGCAGAACCTGCTCGGCGAGTTCATGACCGGCGTGCGCTGTCTGTGCTCGCAGGAGTTCTTCGAAAAGCTGATCGCCCACCCCAAGGTCGAGAAGGCTTACGAACTCTTCCAACAGGGGGCGGTGTTGCGCGACGACGTGCGTGCCGGCTTCACCTTTGGCGGCATCGTCTTCGAGGAGTATCGCGGACAGGCCACCGACGGCAATGGTGCCACCCGCCGCTTCATCGCGGCTGGCGAGGCGCATGCCTTCCCGGTTGGCACCATCGATACCTTCGGCACCTATGTGGCCCCGGCGGACTTCAACGAGACGGTCAACACGCTGGGGCAGCCGCTGTACGCCAAGCAGGACGCCCGCAAGTTCGAACGCGGCACCGATCTGCACACGCAGTCCAACCCGCTGCCGATGTGCCATCGCCCGGGCGTGCTGGTCAAGCTGACGATGTCGTGATGACGTCCCTGGCTGACCTGTATGCGGCGGCCGGCCGTGCCGGTCTGCTGACACCCGCCACGATCGGGGGTGCGGAAGTTCTTGTGGACTTCCGTGCTCCCGATGTGGAGGTGCTCGATGGCCTCGGCCTGTCGTCCGACTATGCGATTCGCTATCCCGCCGACGAGGTGGTGCTCGACACCGGTCACGAACTCGTGATCGGTGGCGTGACCTACCTGGTCAGGGAGGTGCGGGCGATCGGCGATGGCGCGGAGTGCCGGGCCACACTCATGCGTCTGTGACCAATCAAGAGGAGTACCCGCATTGAACTCGCTACGAGAACGCATCCTGCAAAGCGTGGCCAGCCGCCTCAAGCCCATCGCGCAGGGAGAAGGAGCGCAAGTCCTGCGCTCCCCGACGGTGGCCATCACCCGGGAATCCTCGCCGGCCCTGTTGATCTTCCCTGAAGGCGAAACCATCGCCCAGCGTGCCAACGACCGCATTGAACGCCATCTGGTCGTGCGTTTGACCAGCCTGGCCCGCGCCTCGGCAAGTGAGACGGCGGAAGCCATAGCCGACCGGCTGCTGGTGGCGTGCCACACGGCTCTGTTCGCCGATCCGGGCTTTGGTGGGATGGTCCTTGGACTGCAGGAACTCGACTGCGACTGGGCCATCGAGGATGCCGATGCCACGGCGGCCGCCATCCCGGCCCGCTACCAGATCACCTACCGCACCCTGGTCCACGACCTGACCACCCAGGGCTGATTTCCATTTCACATAGGAGCAACACACCATGGCTTATTTCTCCGGACAAGGTCGCGTCTTCATCGGCGCGCGTGATGCCAACGGCAACCCGCAGGGCCTGGTCTATGTCGGCAACGTCCCCGACCTCAAGGTGTCGCTGTCGGTCGAAACGCTCGAACACCAGGAGTCGCAATCCGGTCAGCGCCTGACCGACCTGCAACTGATCAAGACCAAGAAGGGCGAATTCGCCTGCACCCTCGAGGAACTGATCCAGACCAACCTCGAGCTTTCCCTGTACGGCTCCACCACGACCCAGACCACCGGTACCGTGACCGACGAAGCCGTCATCGCCACGGCCGAACTCGGCAAGCTCTACCTGTTGGGGAAGCAGAACGTCTCCAGCGTGGTCATCAAGGCCGGTGCGACCACGGTGGCCAATACCAAGTACACGGTCAACGCCAAGCACGGCTCCATTCAATTCACCGACCTGACCGGCGTCACCGGGGCGATCACCGCCAGTTACAGCTATGGCGCGGCCAACGTCACGGCGATGTTCACCCAGCCGCTTCCCGAGCGCTGGGTGCGCTTCGAAGGGCTCAATACCGCCGACAACAACAAGGAGGTCGTCATCGATCTCTACCGCGTCGCGATTAACCCGACCAAGGAATTGTCGGTGATCGGTAACGACCTGATGAAGTTCGAACTGTCGGGCCAGGTGCTGGCCGATCTCACCAAGTCGGCGAGCGGCAGCCTCGGACAATTTGGCCGGATCGTGCTGCTGTGATGGGCAAAGATCCCTTCGCGGCGCTGCCGCCGGTACCGGATACCTTCGAGATTGCCGGCGAGCGCATCGATCTGACGCCCCTCAAGGTTGGCGAGGTGCCGGCGTTCGCCCGGGCGGTGCAACCCCTCGCCGCCAGTCTGTCGGCATCGCCCGACTGGCTGGCGCTTATGGCCGAACACGGCGATACCGTGATCGTTGCCATCGCCGTTGCAACGCGTCGTCCGGTCGAGTGGGTGGCCGGACTCGATCTCGATGAAGCCGTGCGTCTTGCCGAAGCGGTGTTCGGGGTGAATGCCAATTTTTTTATGCGGCGCCTGCTGCCGGCGCTCACGGCAGCGACGGACCGGGCCGGTGCTCTGATGACTCCATCAACGCCTGGGCCGATGCCTGCCAGCGACTGATCGGCAGCGGGCACCGCTACCCCGACATTATCGGTTTCACGCTGGCGCAGGTCGATGCGTTTCTTGCTGCCATCGACCGGCAGGAGTCCCGGCAGTTCACAAGTCTCCTGTCGGTGATCGCCACCGGCAGCCAGGGGGACAGCAAGGCCATCGCCCGGCTGCTCAAGGAAATCCAGTGCTGAAGCTCTCCTTGACCGCGACGGGCCTGTTCGAAAAATCCAGCTTCGAGGCCTGGAGCCGGCAGAAGCAGGCGGCCATCCACCAGGCCGTGGCAGCCGGCATGCAGACCGGGGGCAAGACCATGGCCGACACCGTGCGCAGCCGCATGAATGCCGACTTCACGGTCAGGAAGCCGGCCTTCGTGAAGTCCCTGCGCGCCAAGGTCTATAACCGGGATCCCGACAGGCTGCCGGCACTGCTGATCGGCTCGCGCATACCCTGGCTGGGCATCCACGTCCGGGGCGGCACCATCAGCAGCGGCCGGATGTTGATCCCCTTGCTGCTTGAGCATCAGCGCATGGGCCGCAAGGCCTTCCGGCGCGTGATCGACGGCCTGATGCGTAGCGGCAATGCCTTCTTCATCCAGAAGAACGGCAAGGTGATCCTGATGGCAGAAGCCATCAAGGAGAACGCGTCCGAACTACGCCGCTTCAAGCGCGCCGAGCGGAGCCGCACCGGCACCAAATCCATCAAGCGCGGCACCGAGATTCCCATCGCCGTGCTGGTGCCGAACGTCACCCTGAAGCGCCGCTTCGATCTGGAGGGAGCGGTACGCGGCCAGTTGCCCGTCCTTGCCCGTGCCATCGAGCAACGCCTCAACAAGATTTGAAGGAACCGAGAACCCCGTGACCCAGGATCGTGCCCAACTGCTGATCACCGCCGTCGACCAGACCCGGGCCGCTTTTGACTCGATACGCGGCAACCTCGGCAAGCTTGGCGATGAAGCCGGCCGGATCAAGGGAATTCTGGCGGGCCTCGGCGTCACGCTGTCCGTCGCCGGCTTCGCCGCGATGATCAAGAGCGCCATCGACACAGCCGATCATCTGAACAAGCTCTCGCAGAAGATCGGCATCTCGGTCGAAGCCTTGTCGACCCTGCGCTTCGCGGCGCAACTGTCGGATGTCAGTCTGGAGACCTTGCAGAAAGGCATCAAGGGTCTGTCGCAGAACATCGTCGAGGCCAATACCGGCATCGGTGACGGCGCACAGATGTTCGCGGCGCTGGGCATCTCCGTCAAGAACACCGACGGCAGCATGAAGTCCACCGAGGCCGTGCTGCTGCAGGTGGCCGACGTCTTCGCCGGCTTCGAGGATGGCGCGGTCAAGACGGCGCTGGCCGTGAAGCTCTTCGGCAAGAGCGGCATGGAGATGATCCCGTTCCTCAACCAGGGCGCGGCCGGCATCAGCCAATTGACTGCCGAAGCAGAGCGGTTGGGCCTGAAGCTCACCACCGAGACGGCGCGCTCGGCGGAAGCCTTCAACGACAACCTCACCGCACTCAAGGCGTCATCCTCGGCGCTCGGCATCAGTCTGGCACGTGACTTCCTGCCGGAACTCATCAACATCACCAATGCGATGCGCGAGGCCGCCAACGACTCGGGCAAGCTGAAGGCGATGTGGGTCGGCCTGGGCGGGATCGGCAATCTGATCTTCAATGGCACCGAGATCAAGCAGGCCCGCGACGAGGTCGCGCGGATTCAGGATCTGGTCGATGGCACGCGTAAGAAGCTCGATACCGGCAAGGCCCCGGTGCCGTTCATGCCCTTCGACGTCAAGTTCAACGACGCGGCAATGTCCACGCTCAGGAAGAACCTGGCGCAATGGGAGCAGGAACTGGCGGGTGCGAAGCAGCGCCTGGACGCGCTGACCAGTCCCAAACGCCCTGAAGAAAAATCTCCGACCGGCAAACCCACCGAGGACATGCAGCGCATCGCCTGTGTCGTGTCCGGTGGCCAGTGGGTCAATGGTAAGTGCGAGAAGAAGTCGGCCGACAGCGAGAAGGACACCACGGGTGCCCGGCTGGCCCTGGTCAAGGCGCAGGCCGAAGCCGAATTCAAGGTCATGAAGGAAGGCTTCGATCTCCAGAAAACCGCCCTGGACCGGGCGCTCGATGACCGCCTGGTCTCCATCCGCGACTACTACGCCAGCAAGACCCGGATCGAGCAGCAGTCCATCGACGAAGATCTGACGGCCAAGCGTCAGGAACTGAGTGCGCAGAGTGTCGTAGCGGACGGTGGCAAGGATGAGGCGCAGCGCCTGCGCGCCAAGGCCGAGGTCAAGAAGCTCGAAGGCGAGATCACCGTGCTCGCCATGAAGCGCGGCGAGGTCGAGGTCGCCAATGCCCATGCGGCGGCCAGGGCCGAGAAGGAACTGGCCGATGAACTTGCCCGCGTGCGCGACCGGTTGACCGAGATTCGCGGCGGTGCCGGTGGTGAGGTCACCCGGGCGCGGCTGGAACGCGAGTATCAGCCGCTCATCGAAAAACTCCAGCGCATGGGCAATACCGCTGGAGTGGCCGATGTCGGGCGGCTGATCAATGTCGAAGCCGATCTCGCCGAACTCGGCAAGCTCGAACGCCAGTATCAAACCGTCACCGAGCGCATGGCCATCCGCGAGCGCGAACTACAGGTGCAGAAGGATGCCGGCATGCTCACCGAGTCGCAGATGCGGCGCGGCGTGCTCGAACTGCACCAGCAGACCGCCGCCGAAGTGGAAGGCCTGATTCCGAAGATGCAGACACTGGCCGCCGCCACCGGATCGGAGGAGGCCATCAACCGGGTGGCCCGCCTCAAGGTGGAGGTTGCAGGACTCAAGACGGCCGCCGACGATGTCGCCACCCGCATCAACGGCGATGTCGAAAACGCCTTCGCCACGATGTTCGAGCAGATCGGCTCGGGCGCCAAATCCGCCAAGGATGCCTTCGCCGATTTCGCGCGCTCGGTCATGGCCGCCATCAACCGCATCGCGGCACAGAAGATCGCCGAGGAACTGTTCGGCGGCCTCAACAAGGGCGGTGGCGGTGCAGGCGGGCTTGGTGGCCTGGTCTCGGGCTTCTTCAAATGGGCCGGCTTCGCGTCCGGGGGCTATGTCACCGGGCCGGGCACGGCCACCTCGGACTCGATTCCGGCACGGCTCTCGGCCGGGGAATACGTCCTGCGGGCCGATGCCGTGCGCCGGGTGGGTGTGGACTTTCTGCACGCGCTGAACGGCGGGCTGCTCGGTCCCCGCTGGTCGGGCCCGCGCCTGGCCTTCGCCGACGGCGGTCTGGTGCCGGAAGTGGCGCAAACACCGGCCGCCGCACCGTCCCAATCGGTGCGCATCGTCAACGTCATCGATCCCGGCATGGCGGCCGACTACCTGAATTCCGCCGCCGGTGAAAAAACCATTCTCAACGTACTCTCGCGCAACGGCTCGGCCGTGCGCGAGCTGTTGAGGTAAGCCCGGAGGTAACCCATGGCCTTTACCAGTGGCACCGCCACCGACTATCTCGACCTGCTGAACCGCTTGAAGCAGTTCGTCACCCAGGACATGCTGCCGGCCAACGAACGCTGGTCGGTCTTGCGCTGGGTACCCGGGCCGCCGGCCGAACTGGTACTGCAGGGGCCGGGACTGGCCGGCACCGACCAGATCAATGTCGGCATCCTGTCCGAGGCCGGTGCCGATTACGGCAACTGGAAACTGCGCGGCTTCGTCGGCTGGAATGCGGCGCAGACCTTCGACGGCCAGTACAACCCGAGCGGGACGTTCTACGCGTTGCTGATGGCCTCGGCCATGCCGTACTGGATCGTGGCCAATGGCCGGCGCATCGTGATGGTGGCCAAGACCGGCACCTACTACGAGATGATGCATCTGGGCTTGTTCCTGCCCTATGCCACGCCCGGACAGTACCCGTATCCGTTGCTCGTCGGCGGCACCTACAACGGTTCGACGCGCTGGAGCAACTCCTACACCTATCGCAACCATCTGCCCAAGTCGCAGGGCTACTCGGGGGCGTACTACGCACCGACAGGAGTCTGGACCGGCGTGTCCGCCATGTGGCCGAACAGTTGGGGCAGCAACACCCGGGAATGCCCGGACGGCTCCTACCCGCTGCTGCCCTTCATCCTGTCGGGGCTGGGCGAGATGGAAGGCTGCTACTGCGTGCCCGGCTACGCCAATGCGGTGGAGAACATCATCAATGTCGGCGGCGTCGATCACCTGGTGGTGCAGGACGTGTTCCGCACCGGCTACAGCGACTACTGGGCGCTCAAGCTGGCGTAGGAGACAGTCATGGCCTTCCAATCCGGCATCACCACTTCGGCGAACGACCTGCTCGACAAGATCCGGCTCTTCGCCACCGGTTCCTGCGGCTACACGCAGCTGATGTACCAGGCGGACGCGGGCTACTACCGCCTGCACCTGCAGCATGCCGGGAGTGGCCAGTACGTGCATCTGCATTCCTACGCGACCTATGTCGCCTGGTACGGCTCGACCGCATTCAACAGCGGCCTGGCCTATGGTTCGCAGACCGTGGCTTCGGGTTCGTACTCCGTCACCCAGTTGTCGGGTAGCGCCGAGTACTTCCTCTTCGGCGGCGATGGCTGGTGCTACTGCGTGGTGCAGACGGCGAGCACCACCTACGCGCCGATCATCTTCGGCGCGATCGTCAAGACCTGTACCTTTACCGGCGGCGCCTTCCTGTCGGACACCTACAGCACCTATGTGCGGGCCGACATCGACGGCAACACCAACAAATGGAAGGTGGGTACCTCGGGCGTGGATGCCGTGCGCGCCTTCTACAACGCGACGACACGGCAGCTCGACAGCTATGCGCCTATCGCCTTCAATGGGGTGACACCGCTGTATCCGGTGACCATCGATGTCGGTCGCGCAACGCCCAGTGGCTTCTACTCGTCCATGGGGTATGCGCCTGGCGTGCGGGTTCTGCGCATCAACGGCCAGTACGTGAACAAGGATGTGGTGACGCTCGGCAGCAGCGACTGGATGGTCTTCAACCTGAGCTATGGCGGCCTGGGGTTCCTGAAATGACCACCTACGCTGGATCCGTCCTGCCCTCCGGACTTCCCGCCGATCCGGCCTACGGGGCGGCCTACAAGTTCCTGCCCGCGCCGCGCACGCTGCCTTATCCCGGTGCCCTGGCGGCCAATCCGCCCGCATCCGGAGGGATGACGAACAACCTGCCGGTCAGCGAGATCGTGTCCACCATCGCGGGGAACAGGGTCCGCCAGTTCGAGCAGGACTGGTATCACCATGTCCATTTGATCCCGGCGAAGATCGCCCTGGGCAACCTGTTGTCGACGCAGATCCGCCAGGTCGAGGTGTGGAATGCCCACTTCGCCACCAAGACTCTGTCGGCGCTGCTCGGACAGAACGATGGTGGCATCACGCTAGCGGCCCCCGCCAATCCGCCGACCACCTACGGCATGCTGGAGTCCCGTCAGCACAATATATCGGTGAGCCTGGACGGGCCGCCGGTGATCGAAGCGGATTTCGTCTTCCAGTTTCCCGACGAATCCCCGACGCTATCGATCTCGGGACGACGCGTCGTGGTGTTCGGGCTCAAACCCAACTGGGCCGATGGCTGGCTGGAACGCCTGATGTGGGCGACCGATGTCCTCACGGCGCGCGATGGCACCGAGCAACGCGTCAGCTTGCGTGCCAAGCCACGCCGCTCCCTCGAGTTCTCGATCCTGGTGGGCAGTGCGGACGTGGCCTTGCTGGACGTCCTGCTGTCGGCCTGGCAATCGCGGGTCTATGCGCTGCCGATCTGGCCGGACAAGACGGTGCTGACATCGGCCATCGCGGCTGGCACTACGGTGATACCGCTCACCACCACCAATCTCGAATACGAGGCGGATGGTCTGCTGGTGATCGGATCGGACAGTCGCAACACCGAAGCGGCCGAAGTGCTGTCGGTCGCCAGCAATGCCGTGACCCTGAAGCAGCCGCTGTTGCAGACCTGGTCAGCGGGAGCCTTTGTAACCCCGGCGCGCACGGCACGTCTGCGCGTCACCCAGCCGGTCACGCGGGTGACGGACGCTATTGCCACCGCCCGGCTGGTGTTCGATATCGCAGGCACCACTGCGATTACGAAGCAGGACTCGACCACGACCTTCAACTCGACCCCAGTCTGGATCACCCGGCCGAACCGGGTGCGGGACATCGAGAGTGACTATCAGCGACTGGCCGAAGTGCTCGATTACGAGACCGGCATCACGGCGGTCGATGACCATGCCGCGCGCCCCTTCGTGCGCCGTTCCTTCGACTACATCTTCAAGAACCGCACCGAGGTCGCCGCTTTTAAGGCATGGCTGGCGGCTCGCCTCGGCCGCTTGACCGCGTTCTGGCATCCGACCTGGGAAGCCTCGATCGTCCCGACCAAGAAAATTCTCTCGAACCAGACGGTGATGACCGTGGCCTCGCGCGGCTACGCGCTGTATTTCAACCCGATGCCGGGGCGTACCGAGGCCGCGTTTCTGCACAAGAACGGCACCTGGTATTTCCGCACCATCTCGGCCTTTGGCGCCGGCACCACCGGAGATGAAGAAGTCATGACGATCAACCAGTCCTTCGGCTTCGATGCCAACCCGGAGGACTGGGTCGCGATCTACTTTCTGGAGAAGACCCGGCTTGATGCCGACCAGATCGAGATCAACTGGCAGACGGACAGCGTCGCGGAAGCCTCGGTGCCGATGCTGAGCGTGAAAGCATGACCTACAACACGCAGGAGACCTCGGCTGCAGCGGGCCAACCGGTCGAGCTATACCGCTTCGTGCTCGGACAGCAGGTGTGGACGGTCACCAGCGGCCGGGAGGCGATCACCTATCAGTCGGAAAGCTACCAGCCCGCCGTCATCCGCCGCTCGGCCATTGAACAATCGCCGGAATTCACCCGCAACGGCATCGACCTCGAGTGCGCGCGGGATTTCGCGGTGGCGCAACTCTTCGCGGCGGCGCGACCCAATGGCGTGGTGTCGCTGACGGTGTTCCGCAACCATCTCGGCGACACGGAATACATCACCTGGTGGAAGGGGCGCGTGGCCTCCGTCGTGTTCGCCGGCAGCACCGCGAAAATTCGCTGTGAGTCGATCTTTACGGCCCTGAAACGACCCGGCTTACGGGCCCACTATCAGACGGGTTGCCGCCATGCGCTTTTCGACCCCAACTGCGGGATAAACAACCAGGCGTACAAGGTAGTCGGCACGGTGAGCGCGCTCTCGGGCTTGAACGTCACCTCCAGTGCCTTCCTCTCGCAGGCGTCGGCCTGGCTGACCGGAGGCTATCTGCGGGTGGCCGGCGTGCCGCGCATGATCACCAACCACTCGGGCGACACCATCACGCTCTCGGCAGTGCTTCCCGGCATTGCCGTGGGCTCGGCCTTTGAAGCGTTTGCCGGCTGTGACCGGACCTTCGCCACCTGTCAGAGCAAGTTCGGCAACAGTCTCAATTTCGGCGGGTTCCCGTGGATCCCCGTCAAGAACCCGTTCGCCGGGGATTCCATCGTCTGAGGGCTGAATCATGTGGGCGCAAATCCTCGTCTGGGTGATCACGACCGTCATCGGCGCGCTACTCACCCCTCGGCCGCCGAAGCCGGTGGCACCCACCCCCGGCACGCTCGATGTGCCCGTCGCCGAGTCCGGCAAAGCCATTCCGGTGTTGTTCGGCACCCGGGTCATCAGTCAGGCCAATGTGGTCTGGTATGGCGACGTCAAGACCACCGAGATCCGACAAACCTCGGGCAGTGGAGGCAAGAAATGATCGTGACGCATAACGACGCCAAGGCCTTCGGCTATTGCAATGCCGGGCTACGCAAGTGGTTCCCGCGCGATGGCGTCAGCTTTGACGATTTCCGGCAGCACGGAGTGACGACCGACTGGCTGCGCGCCACGGGCGATGCCATGGCTAGCCGGCTGGCCGATGCGGTGGAACAACAGCAAGTACCGTCACAGGAGACAGCGTAAATGGGCGGCGGCGGTAAAGGCGGTGGCGGTTCATCCACCTATGTCGTTGGCCATCGCTATTACGCCGGGCTTCATTTGGCTCTGTGCCATGGGCCGGTGGACGCGGTGACGCGCATCATCGTCGGTGAGCGAACGGCCTGGAGCGGCAGCATCACGTCCTCGCAGACGATCTACGTCAATGCGCCGGATCTGTTCGGCGGGGATTCCCGCGAAGGCGGCGTCCAGGGCTACGTCGAGGTCAAGATTGGCTCGGCGACCGAGACGGTATCCGGCTACCTGCAGCAGAAGTTGGGTGCTGTCATCCCCGCGTTTCGCGGCGTGGTGTCGCTCATTGTCCAGCAGTGCTTGCTGTCGGCCATGAATCCCTACGTCAAACCCTGGAGCGTTGAAGCGCGGCGCATTCCGGCTCCCGCCGCATTGAGCAGCGGGAATATCAGCAACGACGCCAATCCGGCACACATCATCTACGAGTGCCTGAACAACAGCACCTGGGGTTTGGGCTACGCGGCCAGCGAAATCGATACGACCAGTTTCCAAACGGCCGCCAACACGCTCTCCTCGGAACAGTATGGCTTATCGATGCTGTGGGATCGCGAACAACCCCTGGAGGAATTCATCGCCGAGGTGCTGCGCCACATCGATGGAACGCTCTATGTCCATCCGCGTACCGGCAAGTTCGTTCTGAAACTGGCCCGGGCGGACTACACCGTGTCCAGCTTGCTGGTGCTCGATGCGTCGAACATTCTGGAACTGGAAAGCTTCTCGCGACCGGCCGAATCCGAACTGGTCAATCAGGTCACCGTGCGTTACCACGACCGATCGACGGACAAGGACGCGGCCATCACGGTCCATGATCTGGCGGCATTGGAACTGGCCGGGGGCGTGGTGTCCTCGGCGACGGTGGACTACCCGGGCGTCAGCAATGGCAGCCTGGCTTCGCGGGTGGCGCTGGGTGACCTCAAGCAACTCTCGGTGCCGCTCGCCAAGGCGACGCTGATCGCCAATCGGCAGGCATCCAATCTCAACATCGGCGACGTGTTCAAGTTCACCTGGGCCGAGTTGGGCATCGCCCAACTGGTGATGCGGGTGGTGCGCATCTCCTATGGCACGCTGACGGATGGTCGGGTGCGCATCGAATGCGTGGAGGACATCTTCGGTCTGCCGTCGGCCTCTTATGTTTCCCCGACGCCGACCTCGTGGGTGTCGCCACTGACGGCGCCATCGTCCGTGCCGTATCGACGCCTCAATGAGGCGCCGTGGTGGACGGTCGTCAAACGCCTGGTCGGTGAGTCGACCACCGCCCGGAATGAACTGGATCCACAAGGTGGATTTCTGGTTGCGTGTGCCAGTCGCCCCTCGGGCGATTCGCTCAACGTCAAACTGCTGACCCGCCAGGGCAGTGCCGCCTATGCCGAGGTGGAGACAATGGGCTTCACGCCCAATGCGACGGTGATCAACGCCATCGACGAGCAGGCGACGGTACTGACGATTGGTAATGGCCAAGATCTGGATATGGTGAAACTCGACACCTATGCCTATCTGGACAACGAGATCGTGGCGGTCAAGGCGATCAACCTCGTGGCCGGCACCGTGACGGTCGATCGCGGCGTACTCGATACGGTTCCGGCAACACACCTGGCGGCGGCCCGCATCTGGTTTGCCGATGCGGTGGAGGCCATGCTCAACGAGCAATATTTATCGGCTGAAACCGTGCAGGCCAAGATGCTGCCGGCGACCGGGCTCGGACGACTGGCCGAGTCAGCCGCACCGGCCGACAGTTACACCTTTGCCGGTCGGATGATTCGTCCCTACCCACCGGGCAACGTCAAGGTGAATAACGTGATGTGGCCCACCGTGATTCTTGGCCAGATCGCTCTCACTTGGGCACACCGTGACCGCATGCAGCAGACCGTGTATCTGGTCACGCAAGCCGAGGCCAACATCGGCCCGGAAGCTGGCGTGACCTACACGGTGCGCGTCTACAACGAGAACGGTTCCTTGCAAAAGACGGTCACGGGTCTCACGACCACGGCGTGGAACTACCTCACCACTGATGAAGCGACGGACAGTGGACTGGGCCGTATCAACGGCAAGTTCAGGATTGAAATCGAGTCCGTGCGCGCCGGTTACACCAGTTGGCAGAAACAGACCCGTAGCGTGGATCGCGCCGGCTATGGGCTCAACTACGGCAAATACTATGGAGGCACCTGATGGCAAGCACTGATCCCAATCTCGGACTGACCTATGCCTGGACGCTGGGCGAGTCGGGCTGGAACACCAGCATGGACACCAACTTGAAGCGGCTCGGTGCGGTGGTCGGGCTCTCGATCAAGGATCGCGATCTGACCACGCCGCCCGCGAGTCCAGTCGATGGCGATCGCTACATCATTCCAGTCGCTGCCACAGGAGTCTGGGCCGGCAAGACGAATCAGATCGCCGTCCGTGTGGCGAGCGCCTGGGAGTACTACGTCCCGAAGGTGGGGTGGCTCTGTTTTATCGAGGACGAGGCGGTTCTGTCCGCCTACAAGGTGGCCGGATGGAGTACCGGCCTTGCGATCTGAACGGACGATTTGCAACCCCGGAACCCGCCCTCGAGGCGGGTTTCGCATTTCTGGAGGACTGGAATATGGCTGATGCCACGGTGGAACGGCGGAAGATGGTAACCATCCCGCAGGAGGAGTTCGAGGCGATGCTGGAACGCGCTGCCGAGCGCGGTGCCCGGCATGCCCTGCACGAGGTCGGGCTCGATGGTGAAGATGCGGCGCACGACATTCGCGAACTGCGCGATCTGCTCGATGCCTTCAATGAGGCGAAGAAAACGGCAGGTCTCACCATCATCAAGATGCTGGTGACCGGCATGGTCATGGCCTTGCTGGCCGGTGCCTTCGTGAAACTCAAGTTATTCGGAGGCCAGCCATGATCGAGACCTTGCTCGGTGGACTGCTTGGCGGTGCCTTCCGCCTCGCGCCGGAAATCCTCAAGTGGCTCGACCGCAATGGTGAGCGCAGCCACGAACTGGCGATGCAGGGCAAGGCGCTGGAGTTCGAGAAACTGCGCGGCTCGCAGCGTATGGCCGAAATCGGGGCCAGCGCCGATGCGGCATGGAATACCGGGGCGATCGATGCGCTGAAGGAATCGGTGGCCGCCCAGGGGCAACGCTCCGGTGTGCGCTGGGCCGATGCACTGTCGATCAGCGTGCGGCCAATCATCACCTACTGGTTCATGCTGCTCTACTGCGCGGCCAAGTCGGCGGCGTTCGTGGTAGCCGTGACGGCCGGAGCCAGCTGGGGCACGGCGATCTTGCACGCATGGACGGAAGCGGATCAGGCGCTGTGGGCCGGGGTGCTGAACTTCTGGTTCCTCGGGCGCGTATTCGACCGGGTGCGGTGATGGTGATTCCCGAAGCCGCCATCGCTCTGGCAAAACAGTTCGAGGGTTTCCATCGGGTGCCGAAGCACGACCCGCATCGCGCCTATCCCTACATCTGTCCGGCTGGTTTCTGGACGATCGGATTTGGCCATCTGTGTGAGCCAAACCATCCTCCGGTCACCGAGGAGGAGGCGGAGGACTATCTGGCGCAGGATCTGCAGACGGCGCTGCGGGCGACCTTGCGGTATTGCCCAGTGCTGGCCACCGAGTCTGAGGGGCGGCTGGCGGCGATTGTGGATTTCACGTTCAATCTCGGTGCCGGACGACTGCAGACGTCCACCTTGCGGCGGCGGATCAACCAGCGCGACTGGTCAGCGGCGGGAACAGAACTCGGACGCTGGGTGCGAGGCGGTGGGCGTGTGTTACCCGGATTGGTTGTGCGCCGGCAAGTTGAAGCGGCATTGGTAGCGTGATGCAATTCGACGACATTGATCGGGGTTAAGATCGCCGCTTTGTCAGATGCAGCCGAGGTGATGATGATCGACTGGAAAGATGCTCCCAAGGGAGCGCGCTGGTGGGCGATGGATGCCAACGGCCAGGCGCATTGGCTGCTGACGCCGAACGTGGCGCCCCATACGGACTTCTGGTATTCGGACCAGGTGCCTGCGCCAAGTTTCGGCTACAGCGGCAATTGGAAGGAAAGTCTGACGGAATGTCCGACGGCATAGCTACACGTGGCAACATGAAAATCTACCTCGCCGGCCCCGACATATTTCGACCCGATGTCCAGGAATGGATCGCGAACGCCCGGGAACTCTGCCGCCAACACGGCTTTGAGGCGCTGACGCCGTTCGATCACGGCGAAACCGAGCTCAGAAAGATTCTCGAAGGCAACCTCGAACTGATCCGCAAAGCTCAGATCGTGGTCGCCAATCTGAATCCGTTTCGCGGATTCGAACCCGACTCCGGCGCCGCCTTCGAACTGGGCTATGCCCTGGCACTGGGCAAGAAGTTGTGGGCCTACGTCGATTCCGCCGAGCCGCTGCTGGAACGCATTCGACGAATCGAAGCCTTGTCGCCAGAAGCCATGCGCGACAGCCACGACATGGCGATCGAGGACTTCGGTTTGCCACTGAACCTGATGCTGGCACTGTCGGCGCATCTGGTCGAAGGTGATCTGTTGGCGTGCCTTTCAGCGATCAGGCCACGAACAACGACATCCCCACAAGCCGCAACCGTCATGACAGTTACAGAATAG